GTTAGGAGTCACAGGATTTCCTTGTACTAGTGCATTATTATTATTTCTATCAAAATAATATCCGTCTGGGGCTCTGAATTCTACTAATGCTCCTGCTGTGATGTATCTAAGCAACGTGTTTGTAAAAGATCCTACTTTATATGTAAATGCTAGTTCGTTATCTCCAATGTATCCTGTAGATTGATTAGTGTCGCTGGATTTAGAATACCATGCAACATTTAAGCTGAGAATAACTATCTTAAAAAATTTAGAATAATAAAAATCTCTTAACGAACGTCGATTTAACAAATCAGTGATTTGATTATAAATTATTCCTTCAATATCAGTTCTAGTTACATAATTAAATTTAAAACTTTCAGTAAATTCTTCTCTATACACTATACCATCATCTGCGAACAAATTAGTTTTACTATATTTTCCCGTAGGGTCAACTAAGTCAAAGTATCTACTGATTCCACTGGAGCTTCTGTTTACTGCTTTAACCTTGACTACTTCTTGATTTACGCTAAGAGGACTGATGTTATAATCCTCAGCAGTAATCATTCTATTTTGTGTATAATATACAGCTGGGGCTCTAGACTTAATATTATCGTTAGTTTCTGTTTCGCTAGAGTTGTTAACTGCTGATTGTAAATTTAAAGTAATAGTTAAAGTTTCCAATCTTCCTACGTTAGAAAAATATGGAATTTCTAAATTTACATTTCTAATATCTCTTGGATTAATTGTGTAGCTTAAAGCATTGCTAACACGATAATAAGCTCTAAAAGTTCCTAACGGTAAGGTACCAAATGTTCCGTCACTGAAAACTAAACTTACTCTGTCTCCTGCTCTAGTAATATCACCGTATATATTTCTTATAGATTTAGATAGACTATTATAAATTATGTTATTGCCTTCTAAACTTGGAACTTTTTTCCAATATTCCGATTCTAATCCATTCTGATCTAGACGATATAACCAAACGTCACTGTTATTAATGTTGACTGCATCTATATCCACCGTCTCATTAGTGCCTGGTTGATCAATTGTAAAAGTTCCTTGATTAAGAATACCTTGTCTAAAATGCAGAAAAAAACCAGTGTTAGGACTGGCATTACCTTTTCCATCATTTCTGTATATAAACGCTAATCTATTTCCTTGAGCAGGAGGCTCTTCATAAATTTCGTCAGCATCTCTAAAAGACGTAGATACAATTTCGAACACCATGTTTCTGCCATCGACTGCTTTGGTAAAGGTATAGACTGGAACATCTGAATTAGCAGATTGTAATCTATATTGCTCAGAAGGAATGCTATAAACTGTTTTTTTGTCTACAGGATTGCCAAACTGTGCTGAAAAAGGCAGCGCACCATTTAAAACTCTAATAAACTGATCGTACCAATCTGGGTTGGCTAAATCATTCCATACAATTACTTGCCCTGATAGATTGCGACCATTACTATCTAAAATGGTTTCGGTAGTAGATATTGTGGTGAATTTTAATAGGCCGCTGGCACAAATATTTCTTTTAGAATTATATCCTAATAGCCTTGCTAGACGTAGTACACTTTCTCTACGTTCAGCAAGTTCTAAAAAATTGTCTCTTGCGTTGATTCAATATAATCGTTAAAATCTTCAGGATAATTTTCTCTAATATAGTTAATCATTACTCTGCGAAGATTTTCAAAATCGTAACTTTGAAAATCAGCATTCTGGAAAGTTTGGTAAATTCTTTTCCAATCTTCTGCTACTAAAAGTCTATTTTGTCTATCAGTTGCTGACATACATTTTTCCCATATAACTAATATTTATCGAAAGTTAAAATGTGCGTAGTTTATTAAAATAAATTATTATCTCTATCAAATCTTAATTGTAAAGCTTCGCTAATGTTATATGGCAAATATGTTAATACACATTCAATTTGAATTCCACTTTCGTACGAAGTTACTATTACATCTTCGGCAGCTACCCTAGGATCATAATTAACAATTGTTTCTACATTTCTTCTAATTAAATTTTTTAAATCATCAGTAAGAGGTTCGAATATAACGTCCCAAATAATTGTACCAAATTCAGGATTTTCCAATTTTTCCCCCTGTCTTATATTAAAATGATTTAAAATATCTTGCTTTATTAGAGCGAAATCATATAAAGAAAAGCTGTTAGCTTCTGAAGATACTGAACTAAACCCTTTATAAGTTCTAGTTCCTGGTATCTTTTGTTCTTGATTAAGTCCTTTAATAATAACTTTTTCGTAAAGTTTAGAGTTAGCAGTCATAATATAATTCCTTATTCTTGTGATTTAATTTTTTCAAACGTATCAATTACTGTAGAATACTTTTTCCAATATGTTGCTGGCTCTTGTAAATCCGTGGATTCACCTTCGTACCTTCCAGCTGAATCTCTATCAGTTTTTTCTGGTTTATATTTTACAGGATCTAAATTTTCATGTTGAGGATAAGGTTCGCTGGTAGGCAATCTACGCATAATAGTGCTTATCTTTATTCCTGTATCCTGCGGAAGAACATGAGTTTTTAATTGTTTTGGCAATCCTGCGGTGGCTGCGGTAGCTGCGGCTGGGCCGTTCATGTCAATACGGGTAGCTGTTTCTACAATGGTCTTGGCTCTAGTATGATTAGCTTCTCCTGATGTTTGATAGTTGTGGCCGGTAATGTTTAAATCAAAGTTTCCTTGAATTTTTTCTTTAACATTTCCTACTACTGTTTCGTCTACATTCTTCTTAATATGAATTTTTTGATTTTCATCTACTATTAACACTGAATCTTTATTCACGTGTGTGTGCATTTCTCCGGCTACTTTAGTGTTAAAATTGCGACCGGCTTGTAAATTGATATCACGATCTGCATAAAAATTCAAATCTTGTTTAGTTCTTACGCTAATACTATCTTCAGAAAATATGTCAATTTTTCCATCACTAGTTAATTCTATCCAAGCTGTTCCTCTAGCATTGCCTATATAAATTAAATCTTCTGAATTATGTAATAAAATTTGATGGCCTGTACGTGTTCGTATTCTAATTAATTCGTTATGAGGTCTAGTAACATCTCCGGTAGTTTCTTTGTTTTCAACAGATGCGTATTCAGGAGGCCCTTTAGAAGGATCTGTTTTCCGTAAAAATTTGTCATCTCCGTCGTCCATGACAAAAGTAGAGCCTCCTAACCTACTTACTGGAAAATTAGAAATTTTATGTTCAGCTTTACCTACTTTACCTCGTTTAGATGAAGATCTTTTATCGAGTGGCCCTGGAGTACTAATTCCCACAACATGACTAGGAGTTTCTCTTCTAGCAGAACTTGAAGTTATTCCTCGTATGTCATCTCTTAATAAGCCTTGTTCAGACAATACTGTAGCGAAAGGGTGTTCTGGTTTAGGAATTTTTGTAGGATCTTGAGTAGATATTCTTGCAACTTTATTATACTCAGCAACAGGCACACGCTCGGCTTGGCCAGAAACTTTAAACTTAGTAGCTGCTATACCAGGTATCATAAAGTTTGAATTTTCGTGTTGTACGCAACCTATCCAAAATCCGTTACTTGCGGAACCGCCGACAAAGATTACAAGAACAAGTGTTCCTGGTTCAGGAGGAACGAACCACATTCCATGACTTTTTTGAGTGTTATTAAAATCTTCAGGACTTTGTGTTACAAAATCTATATCAGTTATTCCGTAATAAGGATTAAGATACTTCACTGTTCTTGTTTGTCCTGCAACCGCAGGATCATTTCCTACTTCTCTTAATATTTGTACTTGAAGAGATCCCATGTAAGTAGGATCAACATTACTAATAACCTTAGCTATAAATGGTCCTGGATTGACCGGGTTACTGGTAATACTTGGTCTGAATTCTTCGCTACTATTTTCTTTAGTGTATGATGATGACGTCATTTAGATTACCTTTATGGATTTATTCTTCTGCCGAATGCAGCAGCATTTCTATCAAAGGGGTCAATAGCTGTTATTGGTCCAGGAGTTACTTCTGTTGTTCTAGCTACACCTTGATTAGATTGTCCAGGTACTTGAGCAACTGGAGATCTAGTATTATTATTATTTCCAGATGTAATTGCTGAAAGAATACTGGCATTAGTTTGTTTGTTAAACGATGCTGCATCTGTGGGTGTTTCAGGACTTAAAACAAATTCTGCTTCTGGTGCAGCGTCATTATCTTGTCCTTTTAATCTAAATCCGTTTAATGTTTGTTTAAATTTTCCTCTTGAAAACTCGTGCGAAACCTTTTGTAATAGATAAAGTCCACTAAATTGTAATACAGGTTTGGTATCTGATCCAAAGTTATAAAAGCCTGTTTCTAAGTTAACATCTATTGGGGTTCTAAAATTAATTGTAATAGCGACCTGACCGCTTTGATAATTTATTTGACCGTCACCTGTAAGATTTTGATAAGGGCTAGGTGCTGCATTATAATTCCCCATGCCGCTGTCTCCAAGATAGTAAGGATCTCCTAATATAGTCATGTCTAATTTTATCATGT